CTACCGCAGCAAAGGAATGTACAACCAGCAGCTCCAGACCCTCAAGCAGAAGCGTGGGCAGAAAGGAACAGCTGGTTTGGTGAAGACGAAGGCATGACTTATGCTGCCATGGGTATACACCAAAAACTAATTAAAGAAGGTGTTGTCCCTAGTTCTAAACATTATTACGAAAGAGTAGACGCAGAGATGCGAGATCTCTTTCCACAAAAATTTGTCAATGAGACAAAGAACGTGCAATCTGCCGTAGCAGGTGCAAGCCGTGGTGCTGGTGCTGTTAAGAAAGGTGCACGCAGTGTGAAACTCACACCGTCACAGATAGCAATAGCTAAAAGAATAGGTGTGCCTCTTGAAGAGTACGCAAAATACGTTAAGGAGTAGAAAATGACAGATCGTACCTCCAGATCTGCTGAAACACGAGCTAAGAAGGCTCGCCGTAAACCATGGCAACCGCCATCTATGTTAGACGCTCCTGAAGCTCCTCCTGGATATAAACACAGGTGGGTACGTGCAGAAGTCCGTGGGCACGATGACAAAGCGAATATGTCTAAACGTATTCGTGAAGGATTCGAGCCAGTAAGAGCAGAAGAATATCCTGATTTCGACGCTCCTACGATTGAGGACGGTAAACACGCTGGCGTAATAGGTGTTGGTGGCTTAATACTCGCGAAAGTCCCTGAAGAAACTGTTGAAGAACGTAATGAGTATTTCCAAGGAAAAACTGCAGAACAGCTTCAAGGTGTCGACAATGATTTGATGCGAGAGGCTGATCCAAGAATGCCGCTTAGACAAAGCGATATGAGGAGAAGCACAAAAGTGGAATTCGGTAGCCGACAACCGGCTGCTGATTAAGTTATCATTTTCCTTAGAGGATTAAATCATGGCTAATACTGACGCCCCTAACGGGTTCACACCAGCCTACCACCTGTATGGTGGAACGATTCGTCCTCAGAAGTTGCGTATTGCTAGTGGCACTTCTGCTGCTATCTTCAACGGAGACGTTGTAAACCTATCTTCTGGGTACGTTATCCAAGGCACTGCGACAGGCACACCAGCAGGAGTTTTTGCTGGTTGTTTCTACACCGCAACAGACGGTGCATTTACTTACTCTAATTTCTTCCCTGCCGGCACTACAACGCTGGGCAGTGCAGATATTGAGGCGTATGTGTACACCGATCCAGGCATCGTATATGAAGCTCAATTTACGGCTGGTACTCCAGCTGTAAGTTTTATCGGCGCTAAATATACGATAACAACAACCGCTGGCAGCACCAACAATGGTCGATCCAAAGAAGGTGTAACAGCGACAACCAGTAGCGGAATCGCGTTGTTGAATAGGTTCGTAGATTCTCCGAGTAATAGCATCGGTGCTAACGCTCGTGGATATTTTACGTTCCCAACTAACGTGTTCGCTGTATAGTCGAAGGAGAGTAACTAATGGCTATTAATAGAGCTCAACTCGTAAAAGAGCTGGTGCCAGGCCTTCATGCTCTCTTTGGACTAGAGTATGATCGCTATGACGCTGAGTACGAAGAAATCTTCGAAACCGAAACTTCAGAACGTGCTTTTGAAGAAGAGGTAATGCTCAGTGGTTTTGGTGAAGCTCCCGTAAAGTTTGAAGGTTCTGGTGTTACTTATGACACCGCGCAAGAATCTTTTACTGCACGGTATACGCACGAAACTATCGCTTTGGCTTTCTCACTAACTGAAGAAGCCATTGAAGATAATTTGTACGACACTTTGTCATCTCGTTATACGCGAGCACTTGCTCGTTCTATGATGACCACTAAAAACATCAAAGGTGCTAACGTATTGAACAATGCGTTTAGTTCTTCTTTTGTTGGCGGTGACGGCAAAGAGCTATGTGCAACTGATCACCCGACAGTAGGTAATGAGACTCAGCGCAACGAACTATCGACTGCGTCTGACCTTAACGAAACCTCACTGGAGCAGGCGCTGATCGATATCGCAGCTTTCGAAGATGAGCGTGGTCTGAAGATCAATGCTCAAGCGCGTAAGCTGATTATCCCTACCGCTCTGCAATTCGTTGCAGATCGTCTGCTGGAAACTCCTGGACGAGTAGGTACGGCTGATAACGATATCAACGCACTGCGTAATATGGGTATGGTGCCTGAAGGATATACGGTCAATCATTATCTAACTGATACTGATGCGTTCTTCCTGACGACTGACGTACCTAATGGTCTGAAGCACTTTGTACGTTCTCCTGTAGCGACCAGTATGGAAGGCGACTTCGAAACTGGTAATGTTCGCTATAAGGCCAGAGAGCGATACAGCTTTGGCTTCTCTGATTGGCGTGGTATTTTCGGCTCTCCAGGAGCTTAAATCCTCGTCTAAGAAAGGGGCACTTGTTGCCCCTTTTCTTTTTCTGCTGTATAAAGCAGCTATCCCTGACAGCTACATACTGTAGTTGACATAACCCAAGACAGGAGATACATATGGGTACTACAACTTTCAACGGTCCAGTCCGTTCAGAAAGTACGCTGAAGACAATCAGCAAAAATGCAACGACCGGCACAATCACAGAAATTGTAACACTAGGTGATGGGCCAGTAAGTCTTTCTGACGGTGACGTAACTCTTACTAACGCAACTCATAGTGGACGAGTCCTTCTTGTTCCAGACGGTACTCAAGATAATACTTACACGTTGCCAGCTCCTATTGCTGGATCTATGTTTAGGTTTGTTTACGCTGGTGGCGCTGCTGATGGTACAGATGCGATTATTCTTACTCCTGGCAATACCAACTTTTATATTGGTGGTGTTACTTTCCTAGACACTGATAACGAAGTTAGCGCCGTTTTTTCTGATGGCAACTCTAATAGCAGTATACAAATCAATGTGCCTGCGGGTTTCGATGTTACGATTATGGGTCTGAATACGACTAATTATCAGATTTTCGGCACCGTTACAGGAGCAACTGCACCAGCATTTGCCGATCAATAATAGGAGACGGTTATGGCTGATGCAGTCACATCAACAACTATTTCTGATGGCACTCATAAAGCAGTCATACAGCTAACAAACCTCAGTGACGGCACTGGTGAAAGTGCCGTCAACAAAGTAGACGTTAGCGCATTAGCTGCTAGAGAGGACGGCACCGCATGTAGCGGCGTAGTTATTGAAAAAGTTAGTCATTCGATTATCGGCTTTACACAAGTACAGCTTCTATTCGATGCAACTACGAACACGATAGCACTAGGTCTAGCGCAAGACAGTAATGGTCATATGGACTTTAGTGAGTTTGGTGGTCTTAAAAATACTGCCGGTAGCGGTAAAACCGGCGATATACTGCTGACCACTATCGGTGCGTCTTCGAATGATAGTTATGTAATTGTCTTAGAACTTATAAAGAACTATGGCTAATGGCTACATCAGGCACACGCACCTTTAGTTTAAATGCTGCTGATGCAATAGAAGAGGCGTATGAACTAGCAGGATTAGAATATCGTACAGGTTACGATGGCGTCACTGCGCGTCGTTCTATGAATATTATGTTTGCCGACTGGTCGAACAGAGGTATTCAAATATGGGAAGTAGAACAAGTATCGTTAGATTTAGTTGAGGGTCAAACGACTTACGATTTAAATCAATTCGATATAGATATTTTAGATGCTGTAGTTCGTCGCACTGTTAATAGTATTCAGACAGACTTTCAACTAGATCGCATAGATCGTGGTGAATATTTAGATATACCGAATAAGCTCACGAAAGCTCGAGTAACTCAGTATTATTTAGAACGCACTATTACGCCGAAGCTATATGTTTGGCCTGCCCCCGAAAACTCTACAGATAAGTTCATATCGTATCGTTGGAAACGTATACAAGATATCACAGCAGCAGTCGATGACGTAGACCTCCCAAGTCGCTTTTTACCGTGTCTTACTTCTGGTTTAGCTTTTTACTTAGCTATGAAGAAAAACCCAGAAAAGGCTGCAATGCTACAACCTCTTTATGAGATGAACTTAGTTAACGCGATACGTTACGATGACGACAGTTCGCTGAGGTTAGTGCCTAAACGGACATATTTGTAATGGCTTTTGCATTAGGTAAATATGCATTCGGCGTTTGTGACCGTTGCGGTTTTCGCGTCAAATATTTAGATATGAAAACAGAATGGACGGGCTTCAAGGTCTGTCCAGAATGTTTCGAGCCTAAACATCCACAACTAGATCCTCCGCACCATGTTTCTGATCCTGAAGCATTACGACAAGCTAGACCAGAAGTAGATCTACCACAAGCTCAATTAGGGTTAGTAAGAACTACAGGGCCGAGCAATACGACCGACTCAGGGCGTAATATAGGGGGCCAACCATTAGGTGTTGTAGACCCTATAGGCACTGATTTTATAGGGGTCTCGGGCACTGGTAGTGTTGGGACTGTAACGGTGACGACAACATGAGTTTTACTTTAAGCACTTTAAAAACAGCTGTCCAAAATTATGTAGAAAGTGCTGAAACGACCTTCGTCGCATCATTAGATACTTTCATAAAAGAGGCAGAGGAAAGAATACTAAAAGCGGTAGAGTTACCTGTATTCCGTAAAAATGTCACGGGCACCGCTACCGCTAGTAATACTTATCTAAGTACCCCTACGGATTTTTTAGCGTCCTATAGCCTCGCTGTAATCTCTAGTAACGTCTATTCGTACTTACTCTATAAACACGTTTCTTTTGTTAGAGATTTCACACCGAATGCTTCAACGACAGGGTTGCCTAAGTATTACGCTTTATTTGACGATAATAGTTTTATTTTAGCGCCCACACCAGATCAAACTTATTCGTTTGAGTTGCATTATAAATATAGACCAGCGTCGTTGACGACGACGAGTGGTACAGATACGACATGGCTTTCCGACAATGCACCAGATGCACTTTTATACGGAACGCTAGTAGAAGCCGCTAACTTTTTAAAAAATCCTCAAGAGATGGCAATATACGAACAGAGATTTATACAAGCAGTCAATGGTCTTAAAAATCTAGGCCAAGGGTATGGCTCCCGTGACGAATATCGTTACGATATTAATAGAGGATAAATATGGAAGCTCCGAAGCTGGAGGTTGGTAACTTTTTAGTAACTGCTACAGAACAAAAAGGACATTCTCCTGACTTTTGGGCAAAATCAGCGTCTGATAGAATTATCAGCGTAGGTAATAAATCACACCCTTTAATAGCACAACAAGCGGAAGCATTTAAAGAAAGTGTAGAGCAGATAGTCCTTTTTTATTTAAAAGAGGCTATCAAAAGTGATAGAACAACTTTAATCGCAGAATTAGAAAAACAGGGTCAACAAGAGATGGCCGACATACTTAGGAGATTATAATGGCTATTACTACGGCAATGTGTACGAGTTTTAAAAAAGAACTTTTAGAAGCTGTACATAATTTCAAAAACTCTGGCGGCAGCACATTTAATCTTGCTCTGTACACAAGTTCTGCTTCCTTAGACGCCAGCACCTCTGCATATACAACGTCTAATGAAGTATCTGGCACAGGGTATACCGCTAAAGGTGCTTCTTTAACGAGAGTAGACCCGAGCACTTCTGGTACTACTGCTTTGACAGATTTTTCCGACTTGACCTTTTCATCTAGCAGTATCACTGCCAGAGGCGCACTAATATTTAATGATAGTGCTTCCGGCGATCCTTCTGTTTGCGCATTAGACTTTGGTGCAGATAAAACGTCTACGTCAGGAGATTTTACAATACAGTTCCCTACTGCTGACGCAAGTAATGCGATTATTCGTATCGCCTAAATGTCTAACCTTACCGGCTGGGGCAGAGGTGCGTGGGGCGATGGCGGCTGGGG